TGCTATCACATATACAAACAAAAACAGATTGAAAAGCCTGTTGTAATTACGCAACAACAATCTAAATCACCTACAGAATTATCAAAAGCAATTCACGTTACAGAACAACAAGCACAAGAAGTTATTTCCATTAAGGAAAGAACTCAACCAGTAGCGACTTATTACACACAAGCACCTACAGTTGAAGTTGCTGCAGAAAAGGTTAAACAGGATATTGCACATAGCAACCCTAATCTACCTAAAGCAGCAACAGAAAAATCTGATAGAACGGCGGTAGTAGCTAATACAGATGAACAAAAAGTAGATGTATATAAGATTAATCTAAACAAAGAACACAAAATAAAAGCTGGTGTTACTGTGATTGATAAAAAGATGTATGAAACGATTGGCTATCAAGCTGGTAGAGTTGAAATGCTAGGACATTTCGAGGGAACACAATTCAAAGGTGGTAGTGCACTTTATACAGTAAAGGCATGGTGATCTAATCTATCTCCGAGTTGCACGGCTTGCAACAATCAACTGTTAGTTGACAGTTAGGATATATTAATTGAAAGGAAAACATTATGGCACAAGTATTTACGTTTGAGGGAAAAACACATCAATTCGCAGAAGATATTCAACCAAATCAAGATGGTTTATACATGGCAACCTTGGTAGACCAAAACAACGTGCGTTGTGAAATGTGGTTTGTTAATGGTGAATTACACCGCTTAGTAGAATTAGATAAATAAAACAAATTGAGGGTAGCGTAACTGCTACCCCCTTTTTTATTGCCGTCAAAAATTCGTCAAAAAATGATTTTTAAATATTATGTTTTGTGTAGTTGGTTTTACTAAACCATGATATCAAACTTTGATTATTACAACGTATTTTGAAATTTGAAATAAATTACAATGAAATAACCTTTTATGATTGACAAGAATGTAAGTTTAAAGAAGTGCTTATTTACTGCATCTTTTTAAATCTAAAATATTAATTCGTCAAAAATCGTCAAAAATTTTATTTAAAAATATTAGCAACTGCATTTGATGCTGCTGCTTTCATTTCATCGTTATAATGTACGTAGGTTTTCATAACCATTGCTGGTGTATCACCAAGTAATGATGATACAGTTTTCACATCAAGACCATTCGCTAATAGCTTTGTAGCATAGGTATGTCTAAGATTATGTGCAGATAGGTTATCTCCAAATCGTTTTAAGTATGTGTTGATTTGCCACTTAACACCATTCTTTTTGTAAGGGTTCAACACAAGGTCATGTTCAAACTCTAACTCATGTGATTTATACTCTATAAGTATATTCTCCAGTATAGGCGGAATTGGCAAAATTCGCACCGAATTGGCGGTTTTCGTTTTCTCAAAGGTAATTGCACCTTTACGGAAAGAAAGTTGCTTATTGATGTGAATTTGACGATTTTCTAGGGATATATCATTCCAAGTTAGTCCATATACTTCACTAAATCTCATCCCTGTATATCTAGCTATCTGTAAAAAGTAATAGGCTTGTGGATATTTCTCACGCATAAACTTTGCGAATTGGTTTAAATCTTCATCTGTTATCGTATGGATCATATTTTTACGTTCCACACGTGGCAACCTAACACCAGTACATGGGTTATCACCAATTATCTTGTATGGGTTGATAGCTATATAGAATATCCTTTCCACTACCTTATAATACGAATTAATAGTAGTTGGTGATGTAACCATTTTATTTACTACATTCTGAATGTGTAGCGGTTTAATATCAGACAGTTTCATATCGTGAATTGACTTATAAGCACATATAGCGTGATTGTACATAACCAAAGTACTATGCGTAATGTGTGCCTTTTTTATTTCTAAAAACATATCCGCAAATTCCTTGAAAGTTAATTCTTTTAATTCTGTATCTTTGGTAAGTAGTGCAGTTTTATCCAACTCTTTAACTATAACGTGTCCGTATTCCTTAGCATCACGTTTAGTTTTAAAGCCTTGCTTAGACTTTTGTTTCCATTTGTAGCCGTCTTTGTACGCTACAATGATTTGAAAGCCTTTATCCTTTTTTCTGATAGTGAAATTGTATTGCATAATTCACCTCATAATATATGTGTGTAGAAGTTAATACCCTCAAACTCAATTTCCCTAGCGTGTGCCATGCGTTCGATTAAATCAATATGAGCATGACTATACATATCATCATTTAATATATGACCTATCTCATGTAGTATACCTTTGCGTTGTACATCAATAGGCTTATCACTATTAACGAGAATGGTGTAAGTACCATCATCGTTTAGTTTTAATACCGCAGTTTGTGTAGGTCTTAACTTAGTATAAATCAAAACTATATTCATAATACTTAACCCCCTTATGGGAATATTGTACATAAAAGAATGTGTATAAAATTCCTCATTATTTACTTGTTATTGAACTGAACAACCAAACCAAAACAGAAGTAAGCCATATAGACATTGAAGAAACAATACCTATGCTTAATATAAAGTTGGGTTTGTAATTAACAAATAATACATTTAGTAGAATTGAAATGATTAACCACGGAACAAAAACTCCATAAGGTTTGTTTTGTTTTGAATATAATAATACAAATAATATAGTGGCTATGATACCTACAATACCTGCAACAGTAGGATAACCAAAGAAATAAGCCACTATAGATATAACAGATAATAGCAATTCCATATTATTTACCCTCACGTTTCTTTAACATTTCAATAGTGTTTATTACAAATTCAATATCATCTTTGGACATATTCTTACTAGCATCGAATAATAGTCTAAGATTAGGGTTATCTTTTACTGCTTGTGCATATTCTGAAACTTCACGATCTTCATAATATTTCAAACCCATTAATTCTTCAGGAGTAGTATTTAATGCCTTAGCGAAAGCAAATATTTTAGATTGAGATAAATCTACTTTACCGCTTTCAATCTTTGCAATACTGGTTCTATCTTTATATCCAACTTTTTTCGCTAATTCATCTTGCGACATTTTCAGGTTTTCTCTTAATGTTTTTATATTGTCATATAGTGTCATGTCAAATCACCTCTTAACGCTATTATCTATTATGATTTTAAATGTAATGTGAAATAAAATCAACTTTTATAATAAAAAGTGTTGACATACATTCACCACGATGTTATATTATGAGTGTGAAAGAAATTCACACAACAAAAAATAAAAAGGGGGGTGTAGAATGAACATCTTAAAACAAATGATTGATAACAAGGGATATAAGTTATCTCATGTAGCAAGTGAGTTAAACCTTACTAGAGTGGGTTTATATAAGAAGTTGAGAGGTGATACAGAATTTAAAGCATCTGAAATTGCAAAGCTAGTTGAATTGTTAAAGTTATCTAGCAAAGAAACTAAAGAAATTTTTTTTAAATGAAATAGTGAATTAAATTCACTAAAAGGCAAAGGGTGTTCCAAATGAGATTAGCACAAGTTACTATCAACCAATTAAAATTTCAAATGGCAAACAGACTAAAAACAAGATTATTAACAGATGTTATCGCTAAATTCCATACAGAATGTAACATGGGAGATTTCTTTATTGAGCAATTTCCGTGTGAATATCAACAAGCATTATGGCACTATGAACATTTGTTAGAAACAATGGATGTACAAGATTTAATTGGTGAGTGCAGAAAGTTGGAACGTGAATTTGCAAATACGTTTTATTTAGACACAAGCAAGAAAACACGCATGATGAAATTGAAAACAGTTTAGGTGGTGAGAAGTGAAAGAGGTTGAAAGTTTAGTTTACACAGTATCAGATGTAGCGAAACTTTTTAAATGCACAGAAACAAGTGTATATAACATGAGAAACCAAGGCATACTTCATCAAATAAAAGGACTAACTGGAGTTAGGTTCAGCAAAAAGGAAGTTGAAAGCCTTATAGGACTAGATGATGAATAAAAAAATGAAATAAAAAAAATCACTAGCCAAATGCTAGTGATCGTAAGAGAGGAGTTATAGATATGTTTATTAACAATCGATTTAATGAAGCCATCTCCTGTGCTGGTATGAAAATTAGAGAAGAACACTATGACTACATCGAAACAGTATTTGATGAAATCACACCTTATGGTTGGGAATGTCATTGTGAAGATGCTAGAAAACTTGAAGATGAAAATACATCTGATGTTCTACGCAGACATTACGGAAAAGTTGGTACTCACGATAGAGTATATGGTTTTTGTTATAACCTAATTCAATAAGGAGAATTAAATGATTAAGTTATGTTATTGGCTTAGAGCGCTTG